TAAATAGCTTGTAACTGCTGAACAATATACTTCTTCATCTAGTTCAAACATGTCATTAATTTCGTTTACTGTTCCATGCTTAGATAAGTTTTCTACTTGTGCTACAGTTAATCTATCAGTTGCTATTCTAATATCTCTGAAGACAATGTTAAATGCTATTGTATAAGCTCTATTCATGCTCTTATCAGTCGCACCAGTTATATCTGATAGAATTGACTTCTTAGCACTTGTTTTAGCTTTACGACCTTTTAATCCCTTAGCATTAAGTTCAGTAAGCTTAGACTCTATTTCAACGATACAAGTTTTAATACCATTATTTTTTGAAGTCTTAGTGGACAATATTGTTTCATCTAAAGCAACTAATTTTTCGTTTGCTGCGTTATAGTTAAAGTTTGACATGATATAAATCCTTTGTTTAGTATAGAGTAATTAAAGAGTATCAAAGAAGTAGGAAGAACCTCTGTGAACCGATAAGAAGAGTATAGAACACATTAGCTTAATCTAAGCTTAATATATAATGAATTATAAAAGAATTGCTAAATTTGATAGAGCATGGTAGATAGAGAGTGATAGAGAGTATGTAAGTTAGTTAGTAGAATAAATGTTATGTTAATCAAAGGGTTTTTGTTTATAGTCATGTGTGTGTAATGTGTTGTGGTGTGGTAAGTATTCGTTCATACATTTTTATGAATCTAACTTACAATTTATCCAACTCACTCTGTTTGTTTCATCTATAAATATAATCCATTGACTAGAACTCAGAATAATTATTTATTTATTTGTGAATTTCGATAGATTTTATTTGTGAGAAAGTTGTTTTGAGAAGGGCTATGGGGTAAATATGAAATCGACCATTTCGCTAGATACCCACAATCAATTTTGCCAAGCTAAATCAAACTCCTTAAAGTTTCCTTACTCCAAACTACATAAATATTCAAAGTGTTTTACTCCGCTACTTATCCGTTTTTTTCTTTTCCTTGGAACATCATCAGAAGTCTTATAGTAATCCTCTTCAGTAACAACTCTTATCAACTCGTCTAACAAACCATTGTTCACAGCTAACATCTTTAGAGTTATTCCTAGATACTTCCACTCCTCTTCTTTAGTTCTGGTGTCTTGTTGCATATGGATATGATGAAACATCTTTAACCACATTCTTCTAATGATTGCAAAGTGTATATTCTCGAATGCATGACCGAACTGTTGAGGGTTCTCCATGTAATAGATGGTTACACCTATGGCAACTGTGCTCATATCATTGATTAAACCTTTAGAACCTTTGGTTGATATGTCTTTAAATAGGTTTCTCTGTGGTCTAGGAACAGTAGGATGGTTGAAGATGTAAGCTACTTTATCTTGTAGCGGCTGTTTAGCTCTGTATGGTGTTTTGAGTTCACTGTTGTATGGTAGTAAATATTGCATATGTTCCAATTTATTTCCTTTTATGATATACTTTTGAAATGAAAAAACAAATTATAGCTAATCTTGACAGCATACTGGAATATTATAAGGAGACTTACACAGTATCAGAAAGTATCGAAGAGATAAGAAATGAGCTTGTTTATAATAATGTAGAAGTCAATGGTGATAGCTTCTATTGTCCAATATGGAACGAAGAGCATCAGTCATGGATACTGTTGGCTGGAACAAAAGAGACTGCAAGTCTATGGGTACTGAAGAGGATAGTAAAACTCATAAAAAGCGGAGACACAATACTTACAATGTTTAATGGTAACTCAGAATATTTAGTATCAGCATTTAGTCGGTATAATATCAAAGTTATACATCAAGAAAAAGACATAAGTTACATATCTTTCAACTAGGAGTAGGGAATGGCAGTAGGAACAACAGTGGCAATATTGGCAGCGGCAGCAATAGGAGCTGGGTCAGCAGCATATCAAACAGATGTGCAAAAGCAATTATCCGACCAAGATAGAAGTCGTAGAAAAACTGAAGCAGATAGACAACAAGCTGAAGCAGATAGAATTGCTAGAGAAACTAGACCAGACGAGGAAGGTTTAGCAGAGACTAAGTTTGGTACAGATAAAGCTGATGAAGATGCTGGGTCTACTAGTGACTTCTTAGTTCCGAAGAGTTCTGCATTGGGTGGTGGTTCTGGTCGCTCTGGACTAGGATTTACTGTATAATGGAAGAGCTTATCAAGTTCCTAGAGGAGCAGTTAACATTGAAACCTTCAGATTTAATTATGAAAGATGATGATAGGATGATATTGGTTGGACAGATAGCTTTGTTAGACCAGATTAAAGAGATACATGAAAATGGTTATCCAACAGATGAGGAGAAAGACTAATGCTAGACATAAAGACAACAGTACCTAGTGCTTTTTATACATCAAACCTAAGTGATAGAAAACCATATGAAGATAGAGCACAAGCAATCAGTGAAATATCATTACCATATGTTTTCAGAGCAGAAGGTTCTGATGGAGGTTCAGATTTATTCAAGTCTGTTTCTCAATCATTCAATGGTAGACAAGTAAATAATTTGAAAGCTAAGATGGGCATGGCTTTACTTCCACCAGCTACATCAAGTTTTAGATTAAAGCCAGATGCTCAAGCTATGGTTGAATTGTTTCAGGGTAATGAAGCAGCAGTCGAACAAGTAAGACAACAATTGTCACTTAACACTGATGCTATTAACTCAGAGATAGAAAACCAACAGATTAGAAGTTCTTTGTTTGATATGTTACTACAGCAGATAGTTGCTGGCTCAGTAATCATAGAGAAGAATGAAAGAAAAGGTATTACAATATTTCCACTACGGTCATTCGTGGTTAATTTAGATTCTCAAGGAGAGCCATTAGCTATGTGTATAGTTGAGAAGCTCAAGATGTTACCAGAAGGTATAGTCCCTAAAGATATAAAGGAAGAATATGATTTGTATACACTATTGGCTTTGGATAAAGATACTAACAAGTGGGTAATGAAACAAGATATTGATGGAGAAACAGTAGGCAAAGAACAAACCTTTGCAGATTATGATAAACTACCGTTTCGATACTTTGGGTGGAACTGGTTACAAGGCGATGCATACCATAGACCATTTGCTGAAGACTACTATCCAGACATGGAACAAGTAGATAAGTTGTCTAAGTTAAATACTGAAGGTTCTGTTATCGCTGCAAAGACAGTTGTAATGGTTAATCAAAGAGGTGGACGAACTAGAAAGGCTGACTTAGTTAAAGCAGTTAATGGTGGAGTCATTGATGGTTCAGCAGAAGATGTAACAGCATTTCAGTTGAATAAGAGTTTTGACTTTCAAGTATCTAACGAGAGGGAAGCAGTATTAAAGAAAGAGCTTATGGCTAACTTCTTAGACACTGGTTCGGTTCAAAGAGATGCTGAGAGAGTTACAGCTGAAGAGATTAGAGTTATGGCTCAACAACTAGAAGCTTCTACATTGGCTGGTGTATATTCTAAGATGGCACTCAAGTGGTCTAAGTGGATTGTACTTAAAGTTATGGATGAGCTGAAGATTAAGTTTGAAGCTGTTGATGTATCGGTACTAACTGGACTAGACTCTCTTGGTCGTTCTCAAGAAGCACAGAAGCAAGATGCTTTCATGCAAAGAATTACTCAACTACAACTTAATCATTGGATTAAAGAGTCTGAGGTTATTCAGAGGTATGCTGCATTTGATGGCATTAATACTGTTGGGTTATTAAAGACATCTGGAGAAGTTCAACAAGAACAAGCTGCTGCTGCAAAGCAACAGTCTGACCAAGTTGCTTCAGAAGAGTTATCTAAAGCTGCTGGTAAAGGTGCTGGAGAAGCACTCACTGGTCAAGGTAAACAACAAGCGGGAGGACAATAATTATGGCTGAAAAAAAGAAACCAGTAAAAGAGTTTAAGCTTACTGAAGGAAAAGTACCACAAAGAAGAAAGGTTAGGAAGTAAATTCTAACTACTCACTTCGGTGGGTAGCATAGAGTCTATGACTCATATTTAAGGAGGCTAATATGCCAAATGTAGAAAAGATTATAGAGATGAATGCAGAAGGTTTCTCCAACAAAGAAATTGCAGAGGAACTTGGAACTGAAGAAGAACCATTAACATATCAAGCAGTAGCAAAGATTGTTAAGGCTAGTAAACCAGAAGTGGTTAAAGCTGTAGTTGCCAATGTTGGAACTATGACTACTAGAACAGCAGAAGAGTATGAAGAGTATTCCTTATCTCAAGGTAGAACATCTATGGGTGGAGAAATTGGTGTTAAAGTTGATGCAACTATTGAAGACCTAAGAGCTAAGATTACATCTGGTTGGAAGCCTAGTATGTTTTTAGAGAAGTGGCAAATGAATGAAGAAGAGTTAAAACAATTAACTTGGGCTTTAGCTAAATCTGAATTAAGAGATAGACAACCAACAATTAATTACAAGCAGGACTTCTTTCGCTTCTAGAGGAAGGATTATATAGGAGGATATAAATTATGGCAGAAGAAATAATTACACCAGTAGAACCAGTTGTTGAGCCTATAGTAGAACCATCTGGTTTGCCTAGTGATGTAGATAACCAAACTACATTCTCATTTGATGAAGCAGATATTAAAGATGGTAAGTTTGATGGTAGATGGTCTAATCCTAAAGAGATGGCTGATTACATTAAGTCTATGGAAGATAAACACTCTGCTTTAAATAGAGAAGTAGCTGATAAGAACAAAGCTGATGATGCTGACATAGAGAATGTTTCGATTGAAGTAAAAGCTCAACAGCTAAAGCTTGATACTATTAATGCTATGGTTCCAGACTACTTGGCTAATGGAATGGTTATTACTCAAGAGATGCAAGAAGCATTAACTGAAGTTGGGATGACAGAACAAGAGATTAAATTAGGTGCCTATGAGTTAAAGGAAGGGCTAGATAAGAATGCATCATATGTTGGTGGTAAAGAAAACTATGACATTATTATGGATTATCATAAAGTAAATATGAGTGATGACCAAAAAAGAGCTTTTAACCATAGCATTCAAGATGCTAACAACTCCGAAGCACTAATGGTTGGACTTCAAACCATGTATGAGAGAGATTCAGGAAATGTTGACAGTACACCAGTTGATAGGGTTAGAGGTAATCCAGCACCAGCAACTATTCAGAGATATGGAAATAAAGCAGAGCTTCTTAGAGATAAGAAATTTGCAGATTCTAGGAAGGCTAGTGCTGCAGATAAGGCAAAATATAGAGCAAGATTAGCAATAACTCCAGAAGATATTTGGAGAAACTGATAATTCTATGATATACTTCTTTTACATGATTATGTTGGGATAACAACCTAACATTAAAACATCTTCTAAAAACATTCCTGAACTACCACTTGGTAGAGGGTTTGTCCTTTTGATTTTGCGACTTGGTTTAAACTGACTAATCTAAAAATTATAACAAAGACTCGAAAGAGCAAAGGACAAACTATGGCTTACACAGGTGCAACTACTCCGAATGTCGGAACTGACTCAGCAGCAGATTTAAAAAGAGACGTAACTTTAGACGTTTTAGAAGCAAAAGAAAGACAAACTCGTTTTGCGGATTTGATTCGTACTGATACATTAGCTGGTGGGGCTTCTGCTGGTTCATTTATAGTTGAAGGTAAAGAAGATACTACTAATGGTGCATTAGCTACATACCCAACTGGTACACAAGTTAATGTTAATAACGGAACACAAGATGAGATTACTATCGCTCTTGACAGACCTCAATATGAGTCTCGTAGAATTGATAAGTTTGAACAAGCAGTAGCTCGTTATGATACTCTTGCAATGAGTGTTCGTCAATTAGGTAAGAGATTAGCTAATGCTATTGACCGTAAATGTTCAGCAGCAATAGAAGCTTCTTCTTTAGCAACTGGTCTTGTTTCAAATGGTAATGGTACGGTTGTAACAAACACAGCACTAGCTGGTGGTGCAGCAGCAGCAGCAACAGCAGAGCTACTTGGTAAAGAACTTATTGAGTCTATCTATTCAGCAGTAGCAGCAATGGAAACTAATGATGTTGTTGATGAAGTTTATGTTGGTATGAGTCCAACTAACTTTCAGTATTTACCACAAGCACTTACTATTGTATCTTCTGATTACACTAGCAACAATGGTGGTTTAGACATCGGTGATGTTAAGATGGTTGGTGGAGCTACAGTATTTACTTCAAACAACCTACCAGCAACAGCAGGACTTGTTGCATTAGCATTTACTTCTGAAGCAGCAGCAATGGTTAAACTATGGGACATTAAAGTTGATATCAATACTCAAGCAGACTTCCTTGATGCTAAGCTTATTAATGCTTACTTCTCAAATGGTGTCGGTGCTCTTCGCCCTCAGTGTTCAGTATCTATCAAGAATGTTTAGGAACCCCCTAAGCATTTAGATTTTTAGTCCCCATCCAGCCTCCTCTCGGTGGGGACACTAAAGTTTAAAACAAGGATTATCCAATGGCTATTTTAGACCCACAATATGACTCAAGTAAATTCTTCATTGCATCAGTGAATGTTATGCTCCAGATGATTAATGAACTACCTATATCTACGGATGTAGAACTTGCTGAGATACTAGAAGCTCAATTAGCTGCAAGTGTACTTATAGAGACAAAGAAGGAAGTTCTATCTGAAGGATGGGACATAAATAAAGATTCAGCTTATTCTTTTCCTCAAGATAGTAATGGTCATATAACTATACCAGCAAACGTTCTTGATGTATCATCTACTGATGGAGATATCATTATGAGAAACTGGGAACTGTATAGTAAGAAAGACCAGACTGCTATATTTGAAGAACCACAAGAGATGGATGTTACTTGGGATTTAGACTTTAATACATTAACACACCCTCTTAGAAACTTCATTACAATTAGAGCGGCTAGAAAGTTTCAAGCTAGAACAGTTATGGATGTTAATGTTTATGGTTACTCACAGAGTGATGAAGAAGATGCTTATTTAATAGCAAGAAGAAGTGAAGGCAATACTGGAAGATACAATATGTTAACATCTGCATATGGTCAAGACAACTTGGTAATGAGCTAACAATGGCTTTAATATCAAACCAGTTCGATGGCTTATTCGGTGGAGTAAATCAACAGTCTGCTGAACAAAGATTAAATACTCAAGTCGAAGAGATGGTTAATGCTTATCCTACTCTTGATAGAGGTTTACTTAAAAGAAATCCAACACAGAAACTATCTCTTAGTTCTAATATTACATACACTCAAGATATGTATTCTTATGCATATGATAGAGGCTTAGCTGGTGCTGTTGAAGAGAAGTATTCAATAAACATCACTGACGGTAGCATGGAGATAATTAATATCCTTAGCGGTAAGGTTTATAAAGCTGGAACAGGTTTAACTTTAAGTGGTTCCGCTGCGGATTATTTATATCCTTTTAAGGGAGCTAACGGTTACTCAGCCACAACAGTTAAAGACACAACTTTCTTGATAAATAGAGAAGTAACTCCAACTTTCTTATATCAGGATTCAAAGGCTACACCAGCACCAGTTACTCTTTCTACAGCTACATTGCAAATGAACCCATCTACTGAATATGCTCCGTATACGTATTTGACAACTTCGTTTCTTCAGGACAACATAGGATACAATGCTACAACTCTTATAGTTGTTGATGGAAACACAATATATATACCGTCAAACCATACATTCACACAGACATTCCTTGGTGTTGCACCATCTATAACCTATGCTCAGTATTCAACAAGTGTTTTTAATGCAATAACCACAGACCTTGGAACAGGCTACCAAGTTACTTATGATGCTGGAGATGTTATAACTATTAAGAAGCTAGATGGAACTGCTATAACTGTGACATATAGTATAATATCAGAACTTGCTATAGATAAGACTGATTACATAACTTCAATTACAACTAGCTCTGTAGATGAAACTCCTTTTGATGCAGATGTAAGTTATTTTAACACTGGTTATGTTTGGATAAAGTCAGCTAATCCAACTCATGCATACACATACACTGTGACAGTTAACGGAACAGTGTTTAGTACAACACAGACAACAACCACTGCTGCTACATCAGCACTGTCTGATGCAATTGGTGCTCATGCAGATTTTACTTCTAGTTATAATGGAAGTGTTTTAAAGATTATATCCCCTTCTCCAATAGTATCCCTCGATGCTTCGGACACCTATGGAAGTCAGGCTAGTTTTGCATGGATATATGAAATTGTTTCTGCTACAGACTTACCAAAGAATATGGGGTTTGAAAATACGGTAGTTAAAGTAGTCGGAAGTGGTGCTAGTTCTTTTGCAACACATTGGTTAAAGTATAGTGGTTCAGCATGGAAAGAAACTAAAGACCCAGCATATGTAAGTTTATTAGATGCATCTACTATGCCACATATACTTGTTAGAAACTCAGATGATACATTTACTGTAAGCCCTTACACTGAGTGGAAAGATGTGATGGTTGGAGACATTGATTCTAATCCAGCAGCTTCATTTATACAGACAGAAGAAAATGGTTCACCAAAGATTAGAGATATATTTTTCTTTAAAAACAGACTTGGTTTCATTACTGAGAGAACTGTTATACTATCTGAAGTTGGTGAGTACGGTAACTTTTGGAGGACAACTACAGCAGCAGTATTAGATAGTGATTATATAGATGCTACAGTAGATACAACACAAGTTATTTCATTAGAGTATGCAACTTACCTAGAAGACTCAATGCTATTGTTTTCTGATAAGTCTCAGTTTAAACTTCAAGGTGGAAAGGTATTAAGCCCTAAAGATGTTCAAATATCACAGACCTCTTCATATGAAATCAACACGAATATAAGACCTCTCTTTATGAATAATAAGGTATTCTTTTGTTCTGTTAGAGGTGACTATACAGCAGTGATGCAGTATGAAGTAAAGAGTACAAGCACTTCGTCTGAAGCCATAGACATATCAGCTCATGTGCAAACATATATACCAAGTACAGTAACTAAGCTTTCAGGAAGCTCCATTAATAATATGTTGTTCCTTACCAGTGGAGATACTGATGATACGGTATGGGTTTATAAGTATTATGACAATGGTGCAGATAGAGTTATGTCAGCTTGGTTTAAATGGACTTACAATGGAACTATTTATAATGCATTCAGTCTAGGAAGGAACCTTAATATACTGATAAAAAGAAGCCACCAATTAGCAGCTACAGATTGGGTTATTGGTTCTGGCATTTGGGATAACTCGAAGCTGTGGAATAACTCGAAGCTGTGGGTAATGGATAGTAACAGTCTGACTAGTGTTAACCAGCTTGAAACATCTCCTATATTTCCACAAGAATATACTGGTAACTTCTTAGATGACTTTACAACTGTTGATAATGAGACTATAATACCGACAGTAGTTAGATTGGGAGAATGGGTTCAAGGTGGTAAAGGTGGTAAAGATATTCGTGGACACTTAAAGTTTAAGACAGTTCAGATTTCTAGTGAAGATAGCAGTGAATTTAACTTAGAGGTTGAAGATGTTGCTAGATTAACCACACGAACTATAAAATCTAAGTATACTGTTAACCGTAAACCAATGATTTATGGGGATGCAAAGAACATTAGAATAAGTATTACCAACTCTGAAGAAAAAGGATTTAGAATTAATACAGTAAGTTATGAAGGTGCATTAACCAAACGGGATTCAAGGAGATAACATGGCAATACAATCAAGTTTTTATAGTGGGACTGCTTTAGAAAGCAGAACTTTCCCTTCAACTAAGCATATAGCTACTAAGCAACATTTAGCGGTATGGAGACAATTAGTTTCTGATAGCACTTGGGTTCAAGTAAGTATTACAGAGTACCAGTTAATCAATAATGCTTGTGCTTTAAATGGATTATTAAACCAATCTATATACAAACAGATAGAGGTTCGTGTTGCAGATGAGCCAAACGAGCTAACTAACAGCCCAACAGATATTGCTGTGGTTGCTGGAGTATCACCAGAGATAGTTATTGTAGCTGATATAAGCACAGAGGTAGTGACACTTGCTGGTGTAGGCACAGCTATAACAAGCTTGTATATGGACAAGGCAACACTTGATTCATTATATGATGATAAAGAAACTCTTGATTCTATTAACTCAGATAAGTCTACATTAGATAGTCTATATACAGATAAAGCTAAACTTGATTCACTATATGCAGATAAGGCTACCTTAGACAGTTTGTTCGCAGATAAGGTTAAGCTAGATGCTCTATACGAAGGTCTACCAGCTGGGGATAGTCTATATGCAGACAGGGATAAGTTAGATAGCTTGTATGCAGATAAGATAACATTAGACTCTATCTATGATGATAAGGCAACACTAGATAGTCTATTCGCAGATAAGCTTAAACTAGATGGACTATATGCTTCTAAAACAGCAATGGATAGCTTGTATGTTGACAAGGCTACACTTGATTCACTATTCGCAGACAAGGTTACTCTTGATAGACTATATACAAGTATATCTAATATGGATACAGTTGGTACTAATATAGCAAGTGTAGATACTGTCTCAACTAACATAGCAAGTGCTAACACAGTAGCTACAGACCTAGATAAACTAATTGGTACTAATCAACCCACTGACAGTGCTATTCTAAATGCATTGACGAACGCTACAAACTCAGCAAACTCCGCTACAAACGCTCAACTTTCCGAATGGGAGGCAGAAGCATCTAGGTTAACTGCTACTAGCTATGCGGTAGAAGCAGAAAACGTCCTAGTAAATCTGGTCACTTCCAATGGTGATGGTACCTACACGTATACACCACAAACAGGTGTGTATAGTTCATTACATTATGAATCTAAAGCTACAGTATTTGACCCCGCTCTCTATCAAACTAGAAATGAGGAGGGTGTAGCTAATGGTTACGCTTCTCTTGATAATACAGGTTTGGTACCAGCTAGCCAACTACCTAGTTATGTGGATGATGTAATCGAAGTAGCAACATATGCTGATTTACCGTTAGGTACTATAGGGTTTATTTATATAGTCGTAGCTGATGAGACTAAAGGTGGAGATACTTCTACTTATAGATGGACTGGAAGTGTATATGCACTGGTGAGTAATACATTAACGTCACTAGACGTTAAGAACTTATACGAAGGTAATACTGACACTAATGTGTATACAGATGCTGAGAAAGCTCAGGTAGCTGTTACTGAAACTAGTACACAATTGGATAATAGAGATACTGCTAGCAGAAGCACTGACAATCATACAGATGGCACGACTAATGGTGTATATACATTAGCTGAAAGAGCTAGACTATTAGCTATAGAAGATAGTGCGACTGCTGACCAAACTGCTAGCGAGATAGAGACCCTATATGAAGGTATAGCAGATACAAACAAGTATACTGATGTAAATTCTGCGACGGTTAGTAAGGTGAATAATACTGCTGTAACTTCAATAACATTTAATGCTGACGGTACAATGACCGTAGTAATACCATAAGGATAATAGATGGAAACATTTAATTTTAGACCAATAGAGACACAAGATGTAATAGACAGTAACTTACTTAATAGCAGTTTACCTTACTCAGGATACACAGCAGTAAGCAAGAAGCTAGATAACTTTATATTTAAAGAAGATGCTGACTTTACTTATAGTGTAGCTGATAAGAATAGATTTGTTAAGTTTGGTGATACTGTTGTTGATACTTATGGTGAAGAGTTAATAGCTTCATTGCTTCATAATACAGACAATGGGAGTGTAACTGTTATTGAGAACACTGATAACTTAATCCATTTTTCTACATCAGGAGATGGTAGAATATACTTACCCATGAACTTTACAGAAGGACGAACATACTCAGTTTCAATCAGTATCGAAAATCTAAGTTCAACATATCTAAGAATAGACACATCCGATTTGACTGCTACAGGAAGTGCTGCCTTTAACGACTTCATACGAGAATCAGAAACAGGTAGGTACACAGCAGTCTTTACTGCTTTAAGAACGATATCTGATAACATTTGGATTAGAACAGAGTACTCAGGAGAGTTTAAAGTCTCAAACATCTCAGTAAAAGAAACTCATCAAACAGCCAACTTTGAAAATGATGTACCTGATGTTAGAGTAGAAGGTAATACAGCACAGAGTACTGAGTTGGTAACTAATGGTAATTTTGATACTGATACTAC